AATCAAAACTGGGAATGATTGACCCGCAATAAAGTTGTCGTTTGCAAGAGTCACATTGATGAAGTCAGATCCGCTATCCAAAGTAAAAACTGGGACAGCACCGCCGTTTGATACTGTTGATGTAGCAAGGTCTGGTTCAAGAAAAATGTTGAATGCTTCGATTGTATATGCGTTTGCGCTTAACGCGTTACAACGATATTGGCCAAATAAAACAATACCGCCAACGCTCACATGAGTGCGAATATCAACGACATCGTAATCACTGATGTTGCTGCTGTTATGTGTGATCGTGACAATATTGCTTCCAGCAGTCGTGGAAAAACTGACGGGAACATTAAATTCAGCCGTTTGCGGCGTGATGTCTGTTGCGCCACCAGATTGAATAACCTGCAACGTCCCGCCACCGCCCGCTGGAGCGCCTTCTGCGCCAACAGCAAGGTATGAATTCGAATTGGTATCTTCCCATGCCCACAAAGCGCGCACGGTTGAACCGACTGTGCTGTTAAAAAACTTAGTCCACCCGCCAAGTTTTTGCACAATGCCGCCGAGAGTGCGATCTGGCACAAATCGGATCAATTGGCTTTCAGAAATTGCGGCCTCGTTCAGAGCAAGGGTCTTGTTCTGATCAACGCCGGGAATAAGTTTGAGAGAGGAATGCGGCATTTATCCCCTCGTCGGTGATGCGACAACTGCTGGCGATTGAGAAGACCACGCGGCCGCCTCAAACTTCTTGCGGGCTTCTTCAACCGTCGCGCTCTGCAACAGAACCTTGTATTGGCTTTCATATGTGACCGCCATTTGCGGATCATCATTCGCTCGACCAAAATTGCGCTGATAGCCTGACACATAGATCATGGATGCCATGATGAAGATATCAGGGAAATACAGGCTCAAATAAGTGGTTGTATTTGATGCCGACAGGCTTGCCGGACGAATGGTTCCCACAATTTCCAGATAGTAGTTTTGATCTGGAACAGGACCAAAGTAGAACAAATTGTCGTTAAACGGGGCAAAATAAGTCGGCATCCCTCTATTGGCAGCAGAATTATTGCCATAGACGATATCCAGATACTCTTTGGTCGTAGGCAAACACGAATTGCGCGTTGCTGCTGCTGCATCAGGGTCTGTTTGCCCGGCTGGCGTAATGATGTTGATCTGTTCACTTACAACAAGAGTGCCTTCCGGAATGGACAGGCTCCGCGTTCCGGCGGTCACCGCATATCCCGTAATCGAAGTCGAAGTCTGCAAAAGGTCCAGATCGCGGTAAATCCGGTTTTCAGCGTAAGTGATCATTTGAGGCAGGATTTCGACAAACGCAGGATTAGTTTCCTCGACAACCGCCAAGGTCGCAATCTGCGTGACATATTGGGAATAGGTAAGACCCGTGGTCATTTGCGCCGTTCCTGCCTTTGATCAGGTGCAATATACCGCATTAATCGTTTGCGGGATACTGTTTGCGATCTAATTCGAAGTGTGGTCCATCTTTAAATGTCTGCCAGTCCCCGCCCCAGACAATAGGAATATTCAACTGAAAAGCCGCACCCTTCATGGCCGATGCAATTCGGCCGTATAAAGGCCAATCCCACCGGATATTGTCGCCGCTCGTGTAATCGTCTGAGCCATCCATATCGACAAATGCCGCGACATCAACAGCATGGCCAGTCAGGTGTCGGGACCGAAGCGTCGTTGAGGCCCCTGCTGCAACCAATTTCTTCTGCCGTTCAATCGTCCGAAGACCTTCAGTGATGATGAACGGCACATCTGTCAGTTCAACAGCGCGATTAACTACCGCGATCAGATCCGGATGGACACCGTGTAAACGTGTGATTGAGCGGGCATCAAGTTGTTTCATAGACGAGCGACCCCTTTGATTTTCTCATATGTGCGAAGTCCGCCGAGGCCAAGGAGGGCGATAGCCAGTTCAAACAAACCGCCGTCAATCCCTGATTTTGTCGGCAAGCCCTGCACATGAAAGATAGAGCCGAGGAAAAACAAGGCCGGATAAAGAATATAGTGCCAGCCATATCCGATAGCGCAAATCCAAAGCAAGGCAGGGCGAGCGCCGGAAACCCACAGATTAGGGTTTGCAGCCTCTGCCTTGTTGATCTCCATTTGGGCAATGTCCCACGCGGTTAAAGAATCGCGCAGTTCCTTTTCGGCCTCGGCCTTTGCCGCAGGATCAGGAATGAACTTGTCGAGGACTTTCATTCCCGCTGCGATGGCATCACCAATCAAAAAAGACATTATTTGTCTGCCTTTCTTTTTTCAAGGCTATCTACCTTGTCAAAAATCTGACGGCAGATGTCTTTGATCTCTTTCAGACCCTCATGAAATTCATCACGGCGGATGTAATTGCTCGGAAGATCTACTTCGATCTGATGAATGTCTTCACGAAGTTCTTTCACAGCGTCCCACACTTCACGCGCAAACCATCCGCCAACGCCGACAGCAGTCAGAAGAACAAAGTTAATGATGGCTTGCATGTCCATTTTAGGCCGCCTCTTGATTTAAGGACTGATCAGTTCCTTCGACAAAACGAAGGTTTGCTTGGAGGCGCGCATCATCCGGTTCTTTTTCAACCGCGAGGCGGGCCTGTTTGATGGACTTATCTTTGAGCCCCATGTGCCACGCAGCGATTGAAGCAAGATCATGAGGCTGCGCGCCCCACACTGCCGGATCGACCGTGTAGACAAACTGACGATTTACAATCTTGAGAGCGCGGTCGGCTGCCGCATAACATTCTGGCCAACGCTGCTGACGATAATAAAGCAGAGCCAATTCGCACCATGGCTCGCGGGTATTCGGCGCTTCGAATGCGGCTTTCTGAAATGCCTTTTCGGCCTCAACCACATTGCCCAATTCACTGTAGCATCGACCCATCACGCGATACGCATAGCACCGCTCGTTCGGCCAATCTGCTTTGCGGAGCCCAAGATAGCGATTGCACTCCGCTATGGACTGTTCCCACATCCGGTGGAATGAAAGTTCGCGGGCATAATAAAAAGCATTGCGCGGGCAGTTCGGATCTTCTTCCACCGAGATGCGAAGCAAATCCAAATACTGGCCACGAGACTTTGTCGGGTCAGGCTTGTGGACCACCAAAAGCATATCGGTGTCAGCCCAAACTTCTTCGATCCGTCCATCATGCACCGGATATTCATGGCACGGGTGATGCCAATAATACCCATGACGAGCATGAATCTTTTCGTATTTGAAAGCGATACCAGCGCCCCAATCGAACATATATCGAAGACGCGTTGTTTCGCCCAACTTCCAAACGCGCTCAATTTCTTCGCGCCAGTTCGGCTGCAATTCCTCATCAAGGTCAAGACTTATGCAAACATCGAAGTCTCTCGGGATGAGAGCAAGCGCAGCGTTTCGAGCATGATCAAAACGCCAAGGCGTGATGCAAATGTGATGAACAATCGCACCATTGCCCTCTGCAAGTTGCACTGTTCGATCAGTGCTTCCAGTGTCCGCAATGAAGATTGCATCAGCGTCTCGTGCCGCGTTGCAGAAGCGCTCTACAAATTGCTCTTCATTTTTGCTGATCGCATATACGCATATGCGCAACTTTCTCTCTGCCATTTGATCCCCCATCATATGACAACCCAACGTGAGCCGGACGGAACGGTGACTGTAATGCCGGAATTAACCGTCACAGGGCCCGCCGTCATGGCATTCGAATTTGCAGTGATCGTGTAATTAGTCGTGATCGTCTTGCCGTTCTCGTAGAAAATCTTGTCAGTTCCTCCTCCGGTAGGCATGCCCGAGCCGCTGCTTCCAGCCGGACCAGTTGGTCCAGTTGGCCCCGCCGCAGTTGATGCCGCACCAGTTGGTCCCGTAGGCCCTGTCGGTCCTGTGCCAGTCGCTCCAGTTGGGCCAGTCGGGCCAGTTGGACCAGCGACAGTTGAAGCCGCACCAGTTGGGCCTGTTGGACCCGTGGGGCCTGTTGGACCCGTTGGGCCCGTCGGGCCAACTGGGCCAATTGCACTTATTGTCCACGATGCAATCGTTCCAGAACCGCCTGTAAAGTCTACGTTTACAACAAGTGTCGTTCCGCTGAACGATGTAATTGACCCGTCCATAAAGTTTGCGGGTGTTGCGGACGAAGCAACACGGACGCGTTGTCCAACAGCAAATGCTGTTGCCGTTGCCGCAAGATTGGTCGTGAATGTTTTTGATCCTGTGCCAACCGCCACAGATGATGCGCTAGTTAATCCAGCATAACCAATACCTGTTGGCCCCGTAGGGCCTGTCGGTCCTGCGGTCCCCGTTGGCCCAGTCGGACCCGTTGGACCTGCGACTGTTGATGCCGCGCCAGTCGGACCCGTTGGACCTGTCGGTCCCGCAACGGTCGAAGCTGCACCAGTCGGGCCTGTCGGACCCGTTGGTCCGGCTACCGTCGAAGCTGCGCCCGTTGGTCCGGTTGGTCCAGTCGGTCCTGCAACAGTCGATGCTGCACCCGTTGGGCCTGTCGGACCCGTTGGTCCGGCCACAGTTGATGCAGCCCCTGTAGGGCCTGTCGGACCCGTTGGTCCTGCAACAGTTGAAGCGGCTCCAGTTGGTCCTGTGGGGCCAGTTGGTCCGGCTACCGTGGATGCAGCCCCCGTCGGGCCTGTCGGGCCAACATTACCTTGGATACCTTGAGGCCCAGTCGGACCCGTTGGCCCAGTCGGACCTGTGACACCCTGAATACCTTGTGTTCCTGTAGGCCCAGTAGGCCCTGTAGGGCCAACAATGCCTTGCGGGCCTGTAGGTCCGGTTGGTCCCGTTGGTCCCGTTACACCCTGAATACCCTGAGCCCCAGTTGGACCAGTTGGGCCTGTCGGGCCTTGAATGCCCTGTGGTCCGGTCGGGCCTGTGGGGCCTGTCGGACCAGTTACACCCTGCACACCCTGCGTTCCGGTTGGACCTGTCGGACCAGTTGGGCCTTGGATTCCCTGCGGACCCGTCGGACCAGTTGGACCCGTCGGACCTTGCGCGCCCGTCGGACCAGAAACGCCGTTTACGAGAGCCAAAAAGATCGAAAGATTATTGGCGAACCCTGTTGTTCCCGTTCCGCCGGATGCAGAAAGGGTGACAGGGAACGTCGTGTATGCCGTTGCAGTATTGGCGTTTGTAACCGTTGGCGTTCCGTTAATTGTCCAGTTTTGATAATTCCCGCTTGTAGATTCGTCCTGAATGAGGATTGTTTCTGTTTCAGTCAGCAACGCCAAAAACACATCAATATCAATGTTGTCACTTGTCAAATGACTGACATTGAGACTTGTCGCGGTGTTTTGGGTTGCATTGTTCCATAAGACATAACCATCACCCGGAT